CACCAATCATTTCAGTAGCTTCTTGAATTACTTCGTCTATATCTAAATTAAAATTATATGTACCTGATGTTGCCATTATTTAAAACCTTTAATCATAACAAGATGCAACTAAAAGAGTACCACCATGTTTAGCAGCAAATGTTTTTACATTTGTGGGTTTACCTCCTACACCTTGTGCTTTTGATCTTTTTCTTTTTACTGCAGATGTTTTTTGTGATGCTGTCATTCTTTTTGCTTTTGCTAATGGAACACATTTAGGATATTTACGTTTAGAACCTTTAGCAGATTTTCTACCACAAGGTTGATACTTACCATCTTTTTTAGGTGCTCCTATATCTACCCACTTTTCTTTTACCCATTCACGTAAGCCACCACCTTTAGCTTTCTTAACTTTCTTTTTACCACCTGGTTTTACTTTACCACTACATACTGCTGATGCATACATATTTGCATATGCTGATGGATATACATCAAACTTTCTTTTAGCTGCAGCTTTTCCTTTAGGACAAAGTTTTGCCATTATTTCATTTTTTTTCTTATACTAGCTAAAATTTTAGCTTGAGCTGCATGCATCTTTGATGCTTTATTTAAAGCAGTAGTTATTTCTTTTAACTTACTTTTTACTTTGCCACCATCTTTAGCATAACCCATTTTATTTCTAACTTTACGTGGTAATTTTTTTAAACCAGGATTATTAGGTTTCTTTAACATTTAGCATCTCCATCTTTTTCTTGCTTGTCTTAATCTTGAATTAGGATTCTTTGCAGCTTTAGGAAACTTTTTCATTTGTCCTGCAGAACGTGCACAATAACTTTTTCTTCTTGATGCACGTTTACCTGTAGGACTTTTTTCTGTTACTGCAGTTTGTAATTTACTTCCAGGATTTTGCCTTCTATATTTAGCAACTCCTTTCTTTGTCATGCCTGCACCTTTTTTAGTTGGTCTTTTATAACCACCTTTTATGGTCAAGCCTTTCATATTACTTTTTTTTCGTGTAGCCATTACTTCTTAACTAAACTCCCACCAAAATATAATCCAATAATTGCTGACATTAAATGTGTATCAAGTGGTGTAATAATAACACCATTAAATACTTTATCCATAACAACTTCTTTTTTATCTATTAAGAACCAAAAACCAGGTTCAAACTCTGTCCATGTAAGAACAACATTTACATCAGAAAATACTGGAACTAATTTAGGAAATGCAATGATAAAGAATACTGCTGTTAATGCAATAATTCTACGTGTCCATTGAAATCCTTTATTATCATACTCTCTTGCTTTGTTAATTTCATCCATTTGAAACTTACCTCTAGCAAGAAGCATTTTCTGTTGATTAGCTCTTTCTTTTGCTTTCTGTCCCCAAATGGTCATCATACCACCTAGTAAACTAGAACCTAGCATTGTAAGCATTTCAACAGGTAGACCAGCTAACATTAATTAACTCCTATTTCTTTTTTTCACTCATCCAAAATCCTGCAACACCTGCAACACCACAACCAATTAAACAGATTGTTTGCCACATAGGATTAGGAACAATTATACCACCCATAGCACATACTGCTGCAATAGCAGAATATGATGATGGTTCTTTTAGTCTTGACATAATCTTATCCATGTATTTTTCCTCCATATTGTTTAGCAACCATTTGTTGCCCTGAATTGTCTACTTTGTAGACTTTACCACCCATAGGTTTTTTTACAATATTTTTATATACTTTACCACCCATAGGTCTTTTTACCATTTTTTTACCATACATATTTTGCTCTTCCTTTTTAAATTTTTTATAAACTTCTGGTTCATTAATAGCCAGATAAGTTTTTTGTTTTGTAGATTTAAAAGGCACTACTTATAGCCTTTACCATAGCCACGTAGTGCAGCTCCAACTCCTCTAGGTATACCTATTTTACCTCCAAATTTTCTTTCAACAACTTTATTTTTAGAAATATCTGCCATTTCAGATCTTGTCATACCTTGATATACAGATTTTCTATCTGAAACTTTTTTAGGCATTTTAATTTGTTGTCCAGGTCTAATTTTATTAAGATCTTTTATTTGAGGATTAGCTTCTTTAATAGCTTTTAATGTTGTTCCATTATCTCTAGCAATTTCTGAAAGAGTATCTCCTTTTTTAATTATATAAGGTTTTGTATCTTTTAATACTTTGTCTATAATATTTTTTGTTGTAACAGCAGCTACAGTTCCAGTTCCTACTGCTAACCCAGCTTTTCTCATATTTTT